CGCCATCCGATAGATCTTACGATATACCAAGAAAAAACATATGAGAACGAGGTTATGCCAAGCCACTCAGCATGGTATGGTGGAGCCCCGATATATCGACCATGATAGATTACAGTCGGAAGTTTCCCGGTGAATGGGCATGGAAGCAAGTCAAGGCCGCCCCATACGACTCCCTTTTCCCCTTCCGGCTCATTTGGCGACGCAACGCGCCATTCCAGCCCATTGGGGATATGCCATTTCCATCCGTCCCATCTCGCACAACTCGGAAAATAAATATCAGGTTGGCATAGGGGAGAAAAGAGTTTCTCCGACCACTCCGGCTGCATGACCAGTCCCAGAATCTCCTGTGCGGGGATACGCCAGCGATATACTAGCTTGGCATCCGTAGGCTGCTGCTCGCTCCACAACGTCCAGCTATCCATCATATCCTCCTTGTTCCTTCGGTTCACGGGGTTCGGGGATGGGGCCTGCCCATTCATCGTCTGGTTCTACTTTCCACCTCACTGGCAGCGTGATCGGCAATATCACTGGCTTGGCGCCTCCGTTTCTGAACCAGTACCACCCGGGCACCTTCGGACGGCTGTCCGTCCACTCCAGCGCGCGGGGGAAGGCGTTCCATTGCCTGATCGCATATTCCGCGTTAACCTTTGGAGCGCAAGGGCCACACATCCCGCACGCAGTACAGAACCCGTAGGCTCTCGTATATGCTCTCAGGACCACATTGGTATTTTTGCACGCCGGGCACGGTAGCAACGTCAGTTCCTCACACATGCCCCACCTTCCTTCTTTCTCATATCCATCAATCCGGCGATGATGCTGTTGATCTTAAATTCTATGACACGATCAATGTATAAAAGAATCGTATCACTCTCTTTACCCAATCTGGTATCGACAAGTTCTTTGATCTTGACCTCAGCATATTCCTCGATGCTCTTTCTAATTCTCTTTTCAACCTCGGCATCTACCAAAGAAGCAATCCTGTCGTACAGGACCTCTTTGATGGTGCTATAGTGGTTCAGCCCGAATGCGCCACTTTGAATGTACTTTTCAATAGCTTTATTTACGGAGTCGGACAGATCGTTCTTTATCATCCGTTCAACGCGCTTTTCGATACCCTTGGTGAGGAAACTCTTCGCGGCCTTGTCGATGACCAAGGCGTCGATCTCGGCCTTCAAACTGGCATCACTCTCGATGATGTCCTTCACCAGCTTCTCACTCAGATTCAACGTCAACGTACTCATTCACTTCTCCTAGCTCTTTTGGTTGGGGTCATATTTTCTCCACGAAGTAGCCGGATGGTGAAGTCCGCATGGGCCGCATCAAAGCATGTGTATGGTGATGACAGTCTTTCGCGCCACTGGTCGCGCTCTTCTTTTGTTGGGTTCATATCATTTTTATCCCTTTAGTGCCTTGTAAATACGGACGACAACTTCTTGCAGTTCTGTTTTTTCATTCTGGGCATGTTCCAGTTCCCGGCACAGCCTGAAAATGGTAGCCGCTGACCCCATCTCGTCGAGCGCCTTGGAGTCTCCGAGCATGTCGCCAATGGCGGCGGTTCGGATGTAGTCGAGTTCTTCGGGGGTGATCATATCTTTCCTTTGGCTTCATAAAAAAGTTGTCTAAAAAAGAGATTGAGAATAAGGTAGTTACAAATAGAGAGGAAAAGCGAAGTTTCTGAAGTCTTTTCAGGTGTAACCTACTGAAAAGCAGAGATACTTTTGTAAAAGCCTCTAGTTATCCGCCGTGTAGGCGGCTTAGAAGGAACCGGAGCGACAGCGCGTTCCCGTCACCGGGTTATCCGCCGTGTAGGCGGCTTAGAAGTATCTGGTCGGACGCCTAGCCACTTCATCGGCATCACCCCCTTCCAGGACCAATTGCCCACAACACCCAAAGAAAAAAGGCGACCCACATCAAAGTGAGCCGCCTTTCGTTTGGGGTCATTCGTCGCCTTCGTATGGTGTTACATCCAGCACGTTGTAGGCGTACCTGTGCCGTCGGGATGGTTTGCCCCCTTCCGTGATGGGGAGCACGCGCAGGTCGTAGTAGGGGTAGGAGGGGGTAAAGAGGATTTTATCGACCTTTGCCGGACTGGTGCCGTCGCGATCCCATCCGGATACGATGTCGCCTTCCTTATATGGGCAGACGGCGACGGCGGCGTCACGTTTGGCGATTTCAAGAGCGTTCTTCGCCTGTTGCACGGCGCGTTCGCACCTTCTGACCTCATCAACGAGTTCCATGATTTCAGCGTCGTTCATTACCGTTCCGTGTGATGCGTGTTGAGGTTATGGGTTCATCTTTTGCCTGAGCTGGTCGGCAAGCTCGGGAACCACGCCGAGCAGGGCCGCCCGGAGTATCGGCTCAAGGCTCTCTGCCGCCTGCTGTTCCGACAAAACAGGCGTCGGGGGTGTATCCGTTCCCGCCACATACTGCGGGCCTTCGCCGGTGCGGATCCACGAGGGATTGAGGCTTTTCTTATTGAAAAGCGTCAAGATCCAAGAATCGGGGATGTGGTTGCGCCGTTTCGCATCCGAGATGCTGCTCTGCTTCACACCGAGCATAGCGGCGATATCCGTTTGCGTGCGCAGGCCCGTGGACTGAAGTATCCGCTCATAGGCGTCTTGGAAAGACATGGCAAGTTCTCCTGTGAAGCCCCCGGTCTGATAAAGGCCAAACCGGGGGGTGGATGCTACGCGATGACCTTCACGCCTTCAGGCAGGTTTTCAAGCAGCCATGTGCGGATGTTGGCGATGGCTTCCAGCTTCCACGCGCCGCCGTCGCACTCGATGAGCTTGCAGGCCAGCGGGCTAGACTGGAGCCTGAACACGACCTTGTGCGCGGGCTGCGCGACTTCCGCGAAGGTGCTGAACGGGAAGACGACCGCCGGGGACGGTACGGGAACTTCTGCCTTGCGTGCCGCGCCCTGCCGGATGGAAACCTCCTGCGACACGCCGTCGTCCTGTACGCGGACTTCCGAGGTGTCCACGAGATTGCCGCTGATCTTGATGAGCGCATCGAGATCGTCCGAGGGGACAAAGCAGGACTGGAGATAGGGGACGAACTCGTCGGGTGAGGTCCAGCTTCCAAAACGGTGGACAGGGATGACGGCGTCGGCCCGCATGTAGGTGGTGCGCTGTTTCCAGCCCCCGAAAGGAATGGACATGACCCTCACGGTCGTCACATCGCAGACGTGGACAAGGAGTTTTTCGAGTTCCAGCCCGTCTGGGTTCTGGTTGAGGTAATCCACCACGGCCTGCAAGGTGCCCACGGTGAGCGTGTCCTGTTCCGCGTCATGGAGGCGTTGCCATTCCCCTTCCGGGTCACGCTTGTAGAACCGCAACCCGTCTTCCGTGACATGAACGGGAAGCGTAGCCTTGGCCTTGCCGTCAAGGGATTCGAGTTCCCGGCCTACGCCGATGAGGTGCCTGTCAGCTTCAATACGGTTGATTTCCATGTGATTTTTTCCTTTTGTTACTGGTTGATGGGATGTTCCTCAGCCTTCTTGAACGGGGTGACGTTCACGGTCACGCTGCCATTGCCCCTGAGTTCCGTAGGGGACGTGCCGTCAAAACGGTACTGGTCGGGGCGGTTGTCGGTGAAGGACTCGAACAGCATGGGCGCGCCGTCCAGCTTGTCGAGCACGACCGGGATGGTCTGCGGCTCCTGCGGCTGGAGGTTGGTCGTCACGACCGCCTTGGATGCGATCAGCGTCCGGCTCTCGTCAGGCTTGAAGGTAATCTTGAGGGTGACGGTGCGGGGCTTGTCCGGCGGCGTGTTCACGTCCGCTATGTTGTCCGCGACCTTGGCAAGCGCGATGTTGACGGCTTCGACCACGCCGCCGTTGTTCATGGTTCGCATGTCGAGAGGGCTGCTCATGGCTCTTTCTCCTTTGGGTTGGATAAAAAGAAAGCCCGTTGTTACGCGGGCGGATTGGCATTGTGCCGGGGTACATGCCCCCCGGCTGGCTCTATGGGGACGGCGCGGGAGGTGGGCGCCGGAAGGTTAGAAGACAGTGACCACGCCGACCGTGCGGAGCAGGGCAAGCGCCTCCTGTACGGTGTCCTCATACTTCGGCGCGTACTTGACGCTGAGGGTCAGGGTACAAGCCACGTTCACGGGCGGGGCGAAGGGGAACCCCTCCTCCTGCTCAATGAACGA